GATAGAGAGTTAGTCCACGATACGCTTTGTCTTAGTCGCCTTATCTACCCTGACATCGCAAATAGCGTTGATGTTAAGTTGTTGGCAAGAGGTTCAATATCTAAAAATGCAGTTGGTAAACATAGTTTAAAAAGCTGGGGTGAAAGATTACAATTTCAAAAAATTGATTATCAACAAAACAATCCAGATGCTTTTGAAAAATTTAACGAGAAGATGTTGGAGTATTGTATTCAAGATGTAAAACTTACTAAAAAATTATATGAGAAGTTTATGTCTAAAGGATTCAGTAAAGAGAGTATTGAACTAGAACATAAAATATCTTTTATAACTAAAGAACAAGAACTACGTGGATTTTATTTTGATGAGAAGAAAGCACAATCTTTACAAGCTAAGTTATTATCTAAGTATAATGATTTAAAACTACAATTAGAAAAAACATTTATAGATTGGGAAGAAGATTTAGGAGAGTTTATACCTAAGGTTAATAGTAAGAAGTTTGGATATAGTAAAGGAGTACCAGTTAAAAAAACAAAATTAGTAAAATTTAATCCTTCTTCAAGACAACATATTTCTAGTAGATTAATAACTTTACACGGTTGGAAACCAAAAGAATTTACACCTACTGGTACACCAATGATTAATGAAGATGTATTGTCTAGTCTACCGTACCCAGAGGCTAAATTATTAAATGAATATTTATTAATAGAAAAAAGATTAGGAATGTTATCTGAAGGTGCTAATGGATATTTAAAAGTAGTTAAAAAAGGTAAGATACATACTTCTTACATAACCAATGTGGTTACTGGTCGTATGAGCTCTAGACACCCAAATTTACAAAACATACCTAACACACACAGTTTATATGGAAAAGAATTTAGAGAATTATTTATACCAAAACCTAATCAAGTAATGGTTGGTGTAGATGCAAAATCTTTAGAGGCAGTATGTTTTGCTCATTACATTTATAATTACAAAGGTGGTAAAGAATACGCTGATTTAATTATCAATGGAGATTTTCATACATATAATATGGAAGCGGCGGGTTTAAAATCTAGAGAATTAAGTAAGACAATGTTTTATGCTTTACTTTATGGTAGCTCATTTAAAAGACTATCTGAAATACTTGATTGTCCTATAGCTGAAGCTAAAAATATATTAGATAGATTTTATAGACAGCTTCCTTTTTTAAAACAAATTAAAATAGATATAATAGAAAAAATAGAAGCATACGGAGTTCTAAGAGCATTAGATCAAAGAATACTAACTGTAAGAAGTAATCACGCAACTTTAAATACTTTAATACAATCTTGTGGTGCAATTATAATGAAGAAAGCATTAACAATATTATGGGACGATTTAAAAGGTAAAGATGCTTGGGTAGTAGCAACTATTCACGATGAATTTCAAATAGAAGCAAAAAAAGAAGAAGCAGAATTTGTAGGTCAATTAGCGGTAGATAGCATAAAGAAAGCGGGAGAACATTTTAAACTTAGAGTACCTATTAGTGCCAGTTTCCGTGTGGGAAACAACTGGTCGGAAACTCACTAACAAAGAAAGAAAACAATGCAAGTAATATTAGTATTAACTGATGTAGGAGATGATAAGATTGCTTATTCTCTCTTTGAAGCAAAAGGAGATAGAGAAACTGCTTATCAAGTGTCAATAAGCCCATCTGTACAAATAGGAGCTATTCTAGGTTCTTTTTTAAAAACAATAGAAACTTTTACAGAAGATTTTTCTAAAATAGCAATATCAGAAGAAGTTAAATCTAAATACCCAGAATCAGATTGGAGAGCTAAATTTTTAAAATCAGATAGCACAGTAATACAATTAGATTTATCTAAACTAAAACCAAAAGGAACTTCATAATATGAGTACATTAATAGTAGATGCAGATATAGTTGCTTATAAATTATCATCTGTATCAGAAAAACCAATACGTTGGGACAATGGTGTTTGGACTTTACACTCAGATGAAGATGAGTGTGTAGTTATGATTAAAAATTATTTTGATAGCTTAAAAGAACAAACTGAATGTACTAAAATAATTTGTGCTTTTTCAGATAAAAATAATTTTAGAACTTCTATTTTACCAGATTATAAATTAAATAGAATTAATACCAGAAAACCTTTAACTTTAAAATTTTGTAAAGATTATATTTATAAACACTATAATGGTTATAGTAAACCTAATTTAGAAGCTGATGATATATTAGGAATACTTGGTACTAGTGATATTATAAAAGGTGCTAAAATTATATGTTCAGAAGATAAAGATTTAAACCAAGTTGAAGGACTACACTACAATCCAGCTAATAAAGAATTTTATAGAATTAGCCCACAACAAGCTGATTATAATTTTTATTTCCAAGTTTTAACTGGAGATCAATCAGATAATTATAAAGGTTGTCCAAGCGTAGGTGCTGTTAAGGCTGCTAGAGTTTTAGCTAGTTCTAAAAATTATTGGCAATCAGTAGTTGAAACTTATATAGAAAATAAACTAACAGAAGAAGATGCTTTAATACAAGCTAGAGTAGCTAAGATATTAAAGAAGAAAGATTATAATTTTAAATTAAAAAAAATAATATTATGGTCTCCTCTAACTAAACAAAAACCAAAGGGTATTAAAATTACTCATTCAGAGCAAGAAGAAGAAGCTACTGTGTTTGGGACAAGGATATAAATATGTCTTCAAATTATTTTAATCCTACTTTAAAAGGTGCTTTAGCTGAATTAGCCGTAGCTTGTAAGTTCTTAAAAAAAGGTTATTATGTTTCTAGACCACTAGACCCATCTTGTCCTTTTGATTTAGTTATTACAGATAAAAAAGGTGTGAATTATTTAATAGATGTTAAATCTATTTCATATAGAAAAAAAGATAAAAGTATAATAAATAGATGTTTGACAACACTACAGAAACAACTTAAAATTAGACTTTACTTTACTAATATTAACGGTCTTAGTATAAAAGAAATAAAAAATATTAAAAATGACAAATAAAACATTCTTTAAACAAATAGGTGGTTCTCATTATAAAACAATGAAAATACAACCATCTATTTTTATAAATGAAAATAAATTAATGTTTGCAGAAGGTAATGCTATTAAATATATTTGTAGGCATAAACTTAAAGGTAAGAAAGAAGATATATTAAAAGCTATACACTACTTAGAAATGGTGCTAGATAGGGATTATAATGACCAAAAATAACTATGAAATAAAAGCAAAAGAATATTTGTTTTTGTCTCAAAATACAAAAGAACCTACCTTAGCTACACACTATTATACTATGTATATTGAAACCTTAATAAAAGGTGATTTAGTTGCTATAGAAGAAGAAAAAACTATTGGTGAGTTAAATAAAAATAAAATCCCAGATAACAAGACTTTTGGAAGACATAAAGATGAGTGAAATGCACAAGTGGAAGAAAACAACTTACTTGACTATTAAGGCTAAAGTTAATGATACTTTCTTTGCTAAAACACCAGATTTAAGAGATTCTAGTGAATACCCATTTTCAACTGATGCCAAAGTAAAAATAATGGAAACGAAATTTGATAGACACACTATTGAAATGGACACCAATTTAGATAAACCCACCCCTAAAAATGATAACCCACCCTATTAGTTGCCCTCTTGGAACAACCTATGTTTGTTAATAAAGAATTAATACTACACTTAGATCAACTTTTCCCAAATAAAGTACCAGATATTACTGAAAATGAAAGACAAATTTGGTTTAAAGCTGGTCAAGCTAGTGTCGTAGTATACCTAAAACAATTAGAAGAAGACCAAAATAACAATATATTAGATTTAACATTAATAAAGAAAGATAAATAATTATGTGTTTTTCACAACCTAAAGCCCCACCACCACCACCAGTACCAGCTCCCCCAGCTACAGAAGTAAACGCTAGTCAAGCTACTATTCGTGAAAAAGCCCCACAAGCACCAGCTTCTGCTTCTTCAACACCCCTAAGTGTAAGTAAAAAACGAGGAAAAGCAGCTTTAAAAATAGATTTAGACCAATCTAATTTGTATGGCGGTGGCTCTGGTGTTAATATCCCTTAATAGTACAAAATAAAATATGTTACAAACCCAAACAGCAAAATCTCGTTATTCTAAGCTAGAAACAATACGTCAACCTTATTTAGATAGAGCTAGAGATAGTGCAGAGTTTACAATACCTTCTTTAATAACTAGAGACGGTTATGGAAGTTCTACAAAACTATATACCCCATATCAAGGAATAGGTGCTAGAGGTTTAAATAATTTAGCTAGTAAATTGCTAATAGCTTTACTACCTCCTAATCAACCTTTCTTTAGATTGTCTTTAGATGAGTTTACAATTCAAAAACTTACTCAACAAAAAGGTATGCAGGGCGAGTTTGAGAAAGCTATGGGTTCAATAGAACGTGTAGTAATGAATGAAATAGAAGTTAATAATTTTAGAACTTCTGTATTTGAAGCACTAAGACAATTAATAGTTTCAGGAAACGTATTACTATATATAACACCAGAGTTAAATACTAAAGTATATAAATTAGATGAGTATGTAATTAAAAGAGATTCAGTAGGTAATGTTATAGAAATTATTACAAAAGATGTAACAAGTCTTTCAGCTGTTTCTGAAGAAATTAAAGATTTATGTTACGAAGAAAACAGTACAGAAAATTATCAAGATAAACAAGTTTCTATCTTCACGAGAGTGATTAGATCAGAAAATAAAAGGTGGCTTGTGCAACAAGAGGTTAATGATAAAATCATACCTAGCTCCATTGGAACTTATCCATTAGACAAGTCACCTTTCATTCCTTTGAGATATACACTAACAAATGAAGATTACGGTAGAGGTTTCGTAGAAGAATATATTGGAGATTTAAGATCGCTGGAGGCTTTATATAGAGCTGTAGTAGAAGGTAGTGCTGCCGCTTCTAAAGTTTTATTTTTAGTAAAACCAAATGGCACAACTAGAATTAAAACTTTATCTGAAAGCCCTAACGGTGCAATAAGAGAAGGCGATGCTAATGATGTAACTACTTTGCAGATGAATAAATCTGCTGACTTTTCTATTACTTTCCAAACAATTAAAACTATAGAAGAAAGATTAACTTATTCATTTATGTTAATGAATAGTGTTCAAAGACAAGCTGATAGAGTTACAGCTACAGAAATAAGATTGTTAGCTGACGCATTGAATGATAGTGTATCTGGTCTATACTCTTTATTATCACAAGAATTACAGTTACCTTTAATTTCCCGTTTGATGTATCAAATGGAAAAAAGTAAAAGATTACCAACATTACCTAAAAATAGTATAAAAGTAAAAATAGTTACTGGGT